ACCAGCAGTCCAATGGCGGCCAGGATGGCCGGGACGTCTGTTGCGAAATCAAGGTGCCCAGCGGTGATGACTTTCGAGATGATCGCCAGCAGCGCCGCGGCGCCCGCGATGGTCGTCTTCCAACTACGCAGCTTCATGCCCCGTCTCCTTCGTCCTCGACACGCGGTTGGTTGGACTGCGGCGATTAGTCGATCCGTAGTTCGTTCGTCACCAGACACGAGATGGGATTGCCGTCGTTGTCCTCGCGCACGCCGAGCATCAGATGCGCTGGAAACGGATCCGGCAGATGCTTGATGCTCAGCCCGACCAGCGTCGTGCCAGGGAGAAACACCACCGTCTCCGGATCGCCTTGGGCGATCAGATCGCTTGGGTCCATCTGAATCCACGGGAGCCGTTGGCGCAGGTAGCGGCGTCGCATGTCACGCCTCCGCCTCCAGCGCTTTTTCAATACGAGACAGCGAGTCCTTGATCGGCTGGAGTTCGAGCGCGAGCTCCCGGCGCGGGACGTATTCCTCACGCAGTTCCTTGGGAAGACCGTCTTTCCACGTGGAGAGTTTGTGCAGCCGTCCGCTCAAGGCTTCGAGGTCGGCTTTCACACCCTTGGTCCGACCCACCGTGACCCCGAACGCGAAGACGCCACCGACACCAGAGCAGGCCCCCACGACCATGCCCAGAACCGACAGTCCATCCATCGGACTCGTCTCCCTCAGAAACCGTGCAACCCCGCGCGTGTCAACCGCCTAGAATCCGCGCCGGACGGGGAACGCGCCACGTGCGCCGTACTCGTCTGGGCCGAGCGCCATTGCGGTGGTGCTCGGTCCCGCTCCCGTCAGACCAACGTGCTCGGCCCGGCAATCCGCCGCGTCGCAATCAACGCGGTCGTATTGGCGAAGGTCGCGAGTTCCGCCGCCCCGTCCTTCAGCTCCTGCGCCTGCGCGGCTGTGTAGCCGATCGACGCGTCCTGCAGGTCCGCCAGGCTCAACGTGTCGAGGTACGCCTTCGCGTTTTTGATCTGCTCGCACAGGGACAAGGTCGAACTGGCGAGGTACCCCCACACGCGATTGAAATCGTCTTTCGTGTGCGGCTTGCCTACTGCAACCGGTGGCATCTATGCGCTCCTCTCCACCAGCACGCCTTCACGTGACTGGATGGTTGAGATGTCAATGGGATCGAGTTCGGTTGCGGCCGCCTCGAGGACGAGCAACGTGTCGAGAGATGGTGCGCCAGACGCGGTCGCGTCGGCCCTGAATCCTACGGTGCCGTCAGCACGCACCACGAAGTTGCCGAAGACCGGACCGTGCTCACGGTAATGCGCTTCAAGCGGCGTCCCAGTGATGTCGATGACGACGCGAGCCGCACAGGAGCGAACAGGACGCGGCGAGTCCCAGTAGCAGATCAGCCGCATCGTGGCGCGCTCGATTTGAATGAATGTGTGGACGTCGGGCCAATCGAGCAGACCGCGCTTCCCTGACTCCGTGGCGTCGTACGGGCGGAAGACCATCCAGCAAAAGTCGCCGACCGGATAATCGAACTGCGTCACGTCGAGGCAAATCTCGTGCGGCTCACGACCTGAGACGCGGTCCTGCCACGCGGCGTCGGCGATGCCATCGGATGGCTCTGGCACGTCCCCAGCCAACTCGCGCACCCAGGAACATCGGTCGCCGCCGCGCGCATCGAAGAACGCAAAGTGGCGATACATCAGAAAAACTCAGCGACCTCGACGGCTGCGTCCGTATTGCCAGTGGTGGCATCTCGGAAGAATCGCACCGTCGTGCTGGAGTTGATCCACGCGATTGCCGTGTTGTCGGTGCGCGCGGTTTGTGAGGTCGAACACCCGCCGAAATAGGACGATGCCCGCGTCGTCGTGACCGAACTCATTGTAAAATCCTGCGGGTTTGTCGTGAGCGTGATCTGGCCGCTATGCTGCGAACTCGACGCACGAATCGAATAGCTACCAGCCGTGAGTGAATAGCCGGTCTTGTCGTTGTTGACGGCAACGGTGATCTGCGAGCGTGAGATGCCGCCCATCTAGGTGACCTCCAAGACGGTGAGGCGGAGACCGACAACGCTCGCGGAACTCGCCTTCGCCTGAATGAAATCGCTCGTCTTGAGAATCGCGAAGGGGTGGATAATGGCCGACCCTTTGGTCACGATGGCCTCGGACCAGATGCGGTTCTTCACCGCCGCCGTGTCGCCGTTGTGGATGACGTGCAGTTCCGGCGTCCGGCTGACGGTGTCAGTGTTGCAAAGCGACGCGGCCAGCAGGATCGCCTGCGTGAAGCCGGACATCGTGTAGTACGTCGACACCGACGTGCCGAGCGAGGCCCCGTTGATGACCTTGAAATTCAGCCCACCCGGCTGGGCGCCGAATTCGAGCACTTCCGCTCGGAGCGAGACGACGGAGGCCGCCGCCGCTGTGGCGCGGAGCGTGTCACTCGGTCCAAGGAACCACGGGCCGGACACGATGACCTCTTCGCCAGGCTGCAGGGTGTCGCGCCAGATGGCCGTGGAGACGCCGACCGAGCCGCCGTTCTCCACGATGTTGATGTCGACGGCCCGCGCGACGCTGTCCGTGTTGCAGAGCGTGATCGTCAGAATCTCAGCAATCGACCCAGCCGTGGACGGCGCGGTGTAATACGTGGTGCTGGATGAGGCGATCGCGACGCCGTCCACGGGAATGGCGGCGACAGTAATAGACGACGCGTTGTCGTCGTCGTACATCGGCAGGCCGAGCACGCGACCGAGCACGATCGACCGGTTCAACCGGTTCTGCTTGAGCGTGTCGCCTGTGAGAAACAGCGTGCTCATCCTAGACGCTCCACGTCAGGGTCCAGGTGAACGTCACGGAAATACTGGACGTCTTCACGATGGCGGAGGCCAGCACTGCCCTGGCGTACATCGTTCCGGACGATGAGGCGTTGAACAGCCCGATCTCCCGCAGCGTGTTCCCGTTGGCCGTGGTCGTCGTCATGAAGTAGGTAACCACGAGCGTTTTCGAGCTGGTCGTCTTGGACGTGACCACGTCCCGGGCAACCTGTGTGATGAGCGCTGTGTCCGACGCCGACACCGCCGTGCTGCTCGTGCCGTAGCCGAAATGCGTGATGCCGTTCGCCCCGCCCGAATTGAGCAGATCCCGGATGAAGTTCATCCCCGCATCGACCACGAGGTTGTGCTTGCGCTGCGTCCGCAGCAGGCGACGTCCAGCACGGTAGCGTCGATCCGTCTTCCATTCCTGGATGACCACGTTCGCCCGGCACGTGAGGCGCGTCATCCGACCTCACTGGCGTCCACCAGGGCAAAGCCCACGCGCGTCTCCGGCGCGGCAGACACCGCCACCGCTGATTCGGCGCAAATGACCGCGTCGGTGACCGCACGCACGAGCAGCACGACCTCGTTGTTCCTGATGACGAACTGGTCCTTCGTCTCCATCAACGCGCGGAAGAAATTAATCCAGCCCCCGACCCCATCCCCCGAGAGCGCCACGAGGTCATAGGTAAAGTTGTCCTTGTAGCGCCACGTGATCGCGAGTTCGCTGATCAGATACGAGCCCGCAATGTCGTGATCGGGCAACGTGACGGTCGCTAACTGCCCCACATCGAACCCGGCCGTGTGCGTGCCGGCGTAGATGGTCACCGGAATCGTGCCGTAGCGCAGGAGCAGCGCGTTCGTCTTGGCGATAGCCGCCGACTGGTTGTTCAGCGTCGGGTCGTCTTCCTTGGATTCGTAGAGGCCGCTGCCGCCTTCCGCCGTCATGCGGGCGGAGATCTCAGCGTCGAGTTGCGACTGCACCAGAATCGGGTACTGCCCCTGATAGGTCACCGCGAGTGTGTCCGTGCTCGTCAGCAGCGTGCCGGCGCTGTCCTGCACGATCTCGTTGCTGCCTTCGTTCCAGTAGAAGTCTTTGCCAGTGTCGACTTGGTTGATGCCGATCGTCTTCGCTACAGCGTTGACCGTAACCGAGGTGGGCACCTTGCCGACCGGGAACGCCGTGACGAAGGTCCGCGTGGCGCTGTCGCCCTTCCACGAGTCCGTGCGGGCGGCGGTCAGGTCGACGCCTGCGCGCAGATACTGCTTGTTCCGGTAGTTCTCCCGGTGCCTCCGGACCACGATGTGGTGCATCGTGGGCGTGGTATTGGCCGCGATGCTGTACGGGGCCACCTGACTACCGCGCTGCTGGAAGTACAGTTGCGGCGAGGCCGCCGGCTTGCACCACCACGCGTACCCGGTCAGATCCTGCAGTTCGTTAAAGACCTGGCTCACCGGCACGTAGTCGAAGTTAGCCAGTTCAATCGTCGGCCCGGTGGCAACATTGGTCGTGTCGATGGTTTCGCCAGAAAGCGAATCCGCCACCACGTCGAGCACGATGGCGCGGAGGGTCTGAGACGCGTAGCTGTCGGCGTGCAGGCGCCGGTCGCACATGGCTTCGTCAGACGCGCACTCGATGGCATACGTGCGCCTGAACCGCGTCCCGCCAGCGGAGGGTCTGAGCACGACCTCGTCGAACTGGTCGACCATCCCAGAGAACACGTAGGTGCCGCCGGTGTCCTGGATAAGCACGCGATCGCCGATGTCGGGGCGCCAGCTATCACTGTCAGCGAATGCGTTGAACTTCGCCACGCGGCGCGACCCAAGCTGGTGCCGGATGGACAACGTGGGCGCGTCGACCGCCGTCGTGCGCGAGACGCCGTCGATGGAGATGCTGACGGCCATCAGAAGCCCCGATGCCCGATGCGACGCTTCACCGCGCGTGGGACCGCCGCAGCAATCGCGTCCGCGTCAACGGTGATGGACGCTTGGGAGGCGCCCTCGCGCACCGCATCACGGATGCACGCGTAGAGCGCTCCGTAATCGCCGCCGCCGCCGTGGTTCAGAGCGTTCAGCGCCGCTGGCCCGCCAAGATTCCGCATCCCGCGTCGGCTGAGAATCCCTTCGCCAGTCTGCGCGATGATTGGCACTTCATCGACCGCCAGCCCTCGATGCGCCCGAGCCACGAACGGCAGAACCATGCCGCCGGTGTGGTGCCGCGCGAGTTCCGCCGCGTCCGCATCCGCCGTATTCCGGTACGCCGAATCGCTCCAGTCGAAGTCGCTATGGGGACGCCATGCGACGCCGAGGGCCGCCGCCTCTGAGGGCGTCAGGTAGCCGCTGCGGTCTGGATTGCCGCCGCTCGAGACATTGCCCGACTTGTTGTAGACCCGTTCAACCTGACTCCACGCGGAGAGCGACGCCGCGGCCGCGGCCTGCGACGCGGAGCCCGCAGCCATGGCGGCGTCCGAAATGCCCGCAAACGCCAGCACGCCCGCTTCGCCGGCCGAGACGATTTCCGGCTTGAACTTCCCGCCCACGTCGAGCGTGATCTGCGCAATGACCCGCTGCACCGCATCGCCGCCCTGCTTCTCCGCCTTCCAGAGTCGATCCGCGGCTGAGAGTGCTTCGGCTTCCGTATGGCCCGCGGCCAGGTACGCATCCCGCAGCCCGATCACGGTCTCGGCCCATTTCTTGTTGTTCCCGGCCGCAACCGCCGTCGCCACTTCGAGTTTCTGGGCTTCGTTGAGCACGCCTGTCAGTTCGTCACGGAACTGCGCGGCGACGGACCGACCCTGGAGTTCCGCCTGGCTCGGCTTGCCGATGCCGGTGATGAAGTTGGTCAGCGCACCCACGCCGATCCCGATGGCCGTGCTGATGCCGCCGGTGGCTAGACCGCCCAGCAGGCCCTTCGCGCCCTCGCCGAACAACTTGGTGGAAATGGACGTCGAGACGTGCTGCGCGAGGTCGTCGAAGATCGACTTCACCGCACTGGCCGCGGCTTGCGACGGGTTGACCATCGCGGCGCCGAGGCGCGAGAAGTTCTGCTCGATACCCCGCATCAAATCGGGGACGTAGGAATGTCCGATTACCTTGTCGTACAGGTCCGCGAAGAACCCTGTTACCGCGTGGACCTTCTCGCCGATCATGTTGACGACCGCCGCGAACTTGTCGACCAGCCACGTCTTCACGCCGGTGTAAACCTTCATCGCGATGTCGGTGATGTCATCCCAGTGCTTGAAGGCCGCGAGGACCAGTCCGATCGGACCCAGCAACGCCAGGAGCCACGTGGGGGTCTTCTGCAACATCCCGGTGACGAGTGTCCACGCGCCCTGAAAGAACCCGACGATCCAGTCCCAGTTTTTCCAGATGAGCAGCACGGCCGTGACGCCGGCGGCAATCAACCCGACCGGGCCGAGGAACGGCATGATGGCCGCAAACGCCGCCGGCAGCGCCGTGCTGAGCATGGGCAGCACGATGCTGATCGCTGGGGCGAGCGCGGCGAAACTTAAGGCCGCAGGCGCCAAGGCGGCTGATACGGCCACGAACCCGAGCGTGACCGTCTGGACCGGCTGCGGCAGCTTCCCGAACGCCGTGAGCAGTGGCGTCAGGCCCCGCACAAGGAGCTTGCCCACGCTCTCCTCGACGTTGTTCATCTGGTTCGACAGAACCTGCATCTTGCCGCTGTAGGTCTCCAGCTGCGCCTGCGCCTGCCCGCCGAACTTCTGATTGATGCCCTCAAGCACCGCCGCGACCGGGTCGGCTTTGAGCTTCGCCTCGTCCAGCACGATGCCGTAGCGACCGAGCGTTTCTGTATGGCCCTCGAACGCCTTCGCGACGAGCAACGTGGCCGTGCGGAGGTCGATCCCGAGACCAGCGGAGAGGTCCGTGGCGGCCTTGAGCGCCGCGTCCATTTGCTGGGGCCCGACGTTCCCGACCTGCACGAACAGGCTTTCCATGCTCTGCACGAGCTCGTCGGAGAACACCGTGGTATGTTCGAACTTGGTCGCGAGTTCTTCGTATTGCTTGATGATCGCGGGCGTGGCCTGCCCCTGCGTGCGCAGCGCCGCCGTTAGGCTGATGGCGGCCTTCTCCTGCTCGTTGTAGGCCCCGACGAATTCCTGTCCGGCGTGCTTCAGGTCGGACACGAACGCGCGAATGTGATCGGCCGTCAGGATACTGAGCAGCGCCTGCGTGGCTTTCTGAGTGTCCTCCGTCGATTGCGTGACCGTGCGCAGACCACCCTCGACCTCGCGCAGCGCAGCCCTCGCCTGCGATCCGTCCGCACGAATGAGGATGTTCAGTTCACGCGCCATCGGGGCTGCTCACTCCTGGAGGACACACCGCATCGAAAATCAGGCTCAACCGCTCGATGAGGTCCACCACGTCCATCGGATCCGCGTCACGCACGCACTGCCGGAGCACTTCCGGGCCGATCTGAAACTCCATGACGAACCGTCGCGCCATCATTTGGAAGATCGCCCACGCCTCAGCGTTCTCCGGACGCAGGACCGATTGCGCCTGCGCCATGCGGCACGTCGCGCAGTCGAACACGTCCGCCTCGGTGTCAATGACCTCCTGATCGACCAACTGGCAACACGTCAGGGTCGGTCGTTCGTCGGTCCAGAACTCACACCACGCTCGCAGGTTCGCGAAACGACTCCTCGCGCGAGTCCGACCTCTGGCGGTTCGAACACGCGATGGCGATAATTGCGATCTTCCGGCCACGATCGAGCAGGGCCTTCGTGTCTTTCACGCACGGCGCTGGCTCGCCTCGCAGGAGAATCCCGCGCCACTCGACGACGGCATAATCGACCATTGCATCCAGGGTCGCGTCCTCGTCCGGCTCCATCTGCCGCGTCTGCGGGTTCGGCTTGCGCCGCTGGAGTTGCAGCCGCATCGACGGCAGGATCTGCCGCACGACGTAGACGACGGACGGATCCGGGTCGATGACGTTGACGAGGTCGCTGTCGGTGACGTCGATCCGCGCGTCGGCGTCGAGCAGATTCAGCGGCATTAGAACGCCACCACCGAATTGGTCATGATCCGCGTCAGGCGGAACGGGTTGACAAACGCCATGCCCGTGGGCGAGGTCGGCGCGAGCCGTGCGGCGAACGTGGCCTTCGGCTTGATCTGGTTCGCACCCACCGTCACCGCGGCGAAGTCCGTGACCTGGATGTACGGGAACTGATACAGCTCTTTGTACTGGTCGGTGGAGTTGATGAACGCCCCGAGGAACGTCCAGTCCGCTTTAAAGGCCGTGGCGTCACGGATGCCGGCGTAGAGCGAGCTGGCCGAGGTCGTGGTCATGCGCGGGAACTGGACCTCGATGTTGAAGTCGGGGAACCCGTTGTCGGCCGGCTCGGCGACGTAGTCCTGCCCGTAGACGAACGGCGCGTCCTGCGGACGGACGAACGAGAACTTCACGCTCTCGACCGGGACCGCATCGCTCGCCGCCAGCGCCCCGGCGGAATTGAGGTTCATCCGCCACGTGCCGTGGCGCTTCAGCATCCGGTTCGACAGCAACGGGACATTGGCCCCGCCCACTGTTGAATTGATGTTGACGCTGGAGATGTTGGTGGACTTGCTGCCGATGACCTTGTAGGTCTTCCGCATCAGGCCGCCTTCGCCGTCTTCCAGGTCGAAGCCGTGGATCTTCGCGCTCGTCAACTCCTCGACGTAGCGCTGCTTGTCCATGGCGAAGGTCGCCCCGAGGCCGTCGATGTTGGCCGAGAGGTCGAACTGGTGCAGCCATGAGGTGGTCTGCCCGGCCGCCGACGTGGAGATGGTGACCGCCGCCGGCGAACCGATGGCCAGCGCCTGCAGGATGTAGGTGTGGTCGTCGAACCGCGCCACGGACGGCAGCGAGAGGGTCGGCGCCTGGATGTTGCCGACGTCACTCTGCTTGATGAACGTCTGGCCGAAGGCGTCGTCCTCGATGATGTTGGGCTGCAGTTTCAGCCCGCCATCGCTGGAGAAGTACACGCCTTTGGTGACGCTCGCGGCCACACCCCACGAGTTGGCGGCGAATTTCGCGAAGGCCATCGAGACTTCGCGTCCAGTAACACCAGCCATGGCTGCGTCTCCTACAGTTGCGTTTCGTAGTTAATGGGCAGCGAGAGCCGCGCGACCGCGAACTCCCGCCCATCCTCGTGCTCGAACGACACGCCGCCGCCATCGAGCACGGCGTAATCTCCACCGCCCGTCGCCCCGTCCCTGGTCACCGCTGCTGTGAGCGAGGTCACATCTGTCAGCAACAGGTGATAGGCGGACTGCGGCGCAGCGGTTTGCTTGCGTGCGATCCAGATGGTCACCAGGTCGGTGCGTTCTTCTGAGAAATTCAACCCGCCGATGACGCTCTGGCCTTCCACCGTGACCCGTGACACCTGATCGATGTTCCCGGTGGGCTGGTGGTCAAAGTCGAACGGCGACACCGACAGCCCAAACACGAACGGCACGGAGGCGCAGAGCGAATTCACCCGCGACACGATGCCGTCTCGGCTCGCCATTTACCCGCGCTCCAGAATGAACGGCCCGCCGCCGGTCTCTTCCACGCTCTGCTGGGACTCCTCGTCACTCACTTGATCGGATTCGTCGGTGTCAAACTCCCCGCCGATGATGAGCAGGGCTCGCTGGAGCGCATCTTCCGCTTCCTGCTTGTAGAACTCGGCCTTCTCGCGCCACGGCCCGTCTGAGCCCGTCGGCGCTTCTTGGAAGATGAGTTGCAGCGTCCGGAAGGTCACCGGCGCCCTGAGTGCGGACGTGCGAATCACGCCAATCTGGCCAGCCGTGGCCCCTGTCGGCGCGGCAGATACGGTGAGCTTCGCCCAGTAGTACGGCCCCTGCGCGTTGACCTGCCGCTGCGCCCAATCCACCGGCACGGTCCAGGTCACTGCCCCGCCGGCGGAGAACGTCTTGCCGGTGGTCTGCATCGTGCCGTCCGAAATCGACAACGTCTCCCAGCGGCCGTTCCAGTACTGCACCGTCAGCACGGAGGCCACGGCGGACACCGAGTCGAGCAGATGGAAGAACACGCCGCGGAACTGCGCCT